AGCGGGACAATGACTCGTCTAACTCGCGCGAGAGTCCTGGAGGTTCCGGTGGGGTCAAAGATACCCTTGGCGATCGTGCTAAGGGCGTCTGCCTTAAACGGGTTGGCGACTGTGGCCGCAAAGTGTAACAGTCGTGGGTCGAGCCCCGACATGCCGGCTGAGCGGTTAACAGTACCAGCGCGGACCTTAGTAGGTCTGCCACCTCCTGTAGTAGTGCGCTTTGCATCCAGCTTACGCGAAATCGCAGTGATAGCCTGTTTCAGCCCCGAAAGGTCTGCAAACGTCTTCTGCTGTGACTTCTTGTTTTGCTTGGCAACACTTTTCTTCTTTCCTTTTGGCATGACTGCTTAAAGAGGGTCGTTTAATAGCCCTACTGATCAGGCAGACACCAATTAGGGTCGATATAGAGCCGCACAATTTGTGCGGGCGTCAGACGTGTACTCCGGACGCTCAAGTCGCGCATACTCCCGCTGTAGAAGTATTCTGACTCTAATCGATCAAGAAAGCCTTGGATGACAACGCGTTCCTCAACGTTCCACCAATAAATGACCAGCAAGCTGGCTGCACGTTGGTAGGTGAGTGTCACATCACCATGGCTCTTGTGCAAAAGGCTGTCCAATGCCTTTACTCCGTCAACGCACTTTGGCACCTTGATGCCGTTGTACTCGGAGAAACCACGCTGCAGAAAGGTCAGCTGGTCGGTGGGAACCCAGCCCTCTGATTCCATCGTGACTTTCCACCCCAACTCACCAAAGAACTGCTGCATGCGCTCATAAGAGAGACGCACTTGAGCAAGCTCACTGGCTGTAAAGGTGTTGTCATCTCCGTAGAGTGCAGCCCTAACGTTCTCTTTAAACTCCATGAATGAAGGGGGGGTGCCGTCCAAGCGGCACGACCGCACCCACACATACATGAAAGCCATTGCTAACGCCAGTGTATTGTCCACCACTGTATTTGGGCTGCCTGAGGCGTTGCCGTGCTCTTTTTGGACCACCTCACCATTTGGTAAGATGTTTAATGACCTAAAGATGCTCTCGGTGATGTAGGCAACTAACTTCTCCGCCATTGGCAATTGGCGAGCCTCAGGGCTAAGACGACGCAACCGGAGCGTTGCTATTTTACGTGCCATGACCCAGGGGAAGCTAGCGTCAAATGCGCTAACGTCTAGGGCCATACCCTTCCAGCCAGGGACATACAATTTTTTGTAAAGCTGGTCCCAGCCCATATTGAATGGGTTGATACCAACCTCGCTCATATTGAGTCCATGGCCCCTATAGAAGTTTTC